TTGTATCCTCTGGTGCAGGAGTTAACATTTGTGCTGCTCCCGATAGTGCAAAATATAAACCTAAATTTCCTAACGCAACAGTTAAAGCACTCGCTCCTGCTGATCCTGCAACAAAACCAGATGTAGTTAATGCTGGTGCTGCACCAGGCAAGAAAATAGCTGTTCCTATGAGAACTGCCCCTAATAAAAATCTTCCAAGACCTCTTCTAGCACCAACAGCCACAGGTACTATTTTTATTTCTTGTTGACCGACAGGTACATCCAATTCTTTTTCATTTATTTCATATTCTCCAACTTTTATACAATAATTTTGTTCTATCATGTGCGATTGCAGAGCAGGAAAGTTTGCTGTTAAAAATCTAATAGCATCTACTGTGGAATTTATTTCAGCTTCAAAAGTACGTTGTCCTAAAAAGCGAGCTAGTCTGCCGTAAACTTTTATTTTACTGAGCATAACGATACCTCTTCTTTGTACATTCTATCCATTTTTGGTCATAAGTTTCTCTGGAACTAAGTCTTTTCACACAATGTTGAAGAATAGTCTGATCTCCTATATACAAAGCCACATGATCTAACTTACCTGTATTAGTTGTATCCATAAGCAGAACATCTCCAACTTCTGTCTCATCATTCTCACCTAACTCCACAAAACCTACTTTAGGTAGACCATATTCAAACAAAGGAGATTCAGAAAATTCTTTTGGACTTTTTGGTCTTTTCCAATGCTTTATAACTATATCTTTCTTTTGTTTATACCAATCAGTAATTAAACTCCAGCAATCTTGAATATCCCATACCCATTCTCTACCGATTAAACTTTTTTCATACCCAGAAGGCTCAAAATAATACCAATCTGATGTTTCTGGAGTGACAATATAAAAAGGTAAGTCTAAATATTCACAACTAGCAAGATCAGCTTGACTAGGTGTAGGAGGATGATCTGGGTGACTGTGAAATACAGCTACAATTTCGCCCTGATCTTCTGCATTTATCCAATCATCAGGATCTAAAATAAACTGTTCTCCTAACTCTTCAGCAAGATTCTTGCAAGGAAAATATTTTTCTTTTCCTTTATAGACAGCTACTAAACCACAGGCTTCATGCGGTGCATCTTTTTTTGCGTGTTGTAAAGCAATATCTTTCCAAGTCATCCTCTAAATGCTCCAATACCAGGAAATAGTTCTTTCGTTGCAATTCTTCCTGGTAGTTTTACATTTACTAAATCTAAAGCGGATTGAGCTTCCCATGTAACCACATTTCTATTTTCAGTGACTTTTCTATCTAAAAAATAAATTTCTTGAGGAAATTCTGCCGAGGAATCAGGAGTTCCATAAGGATTTGTATTGCCAGTAAAGTTTACAGCATCTAAAAAACGTGCCAAAGTTCTTATTCTTGTAAATTTTGCACCATTTAAGTCATTACCAACTGTTGTTTCGTTGACGTTTTGCATAATCGCAGTAAGCGTTCCAAAAATATTACTCACTGCAATCTTTGGTCTAGGTAAAGTTCCTGTTGAACCAAATTCAAAACCAGTGCACTCAATAGGAAATCTTAAGTAAGAATTACCAGCCCATACAACTTCTCCATTTGCGTTCATGTTTGCACCGTTATGAAAACGATATAAGGTGTTTGAACCATGTAAAGCTGCATTTAGTTCAATCGTAAAAAGTTCGATGATTGAACCAGGGTTAATTGCTTGTAATTCTGAAGTTGGTATTGCCATTAAGGTTCAAATACTTGCTCAAAACTAGCTGTAATTCTGTTTCTATCAAAATCAAACATTTCTCTACCAAAATTTTTACATATCCATTTGTAACTTGTAGCTTCATCAGGCGGTGACCAATCAAATGACGTACCATTTTTAGCTTCATTTTCTAGAAATGTTTCTATTATGTCTGCATCACTGTCTTTTACATTAAAAGTAAGACTCCAAACTTTAGGATCTTGATTTAAACCAAAAGTGGTTCTTTGCTGATAACCATCACCAAACTGTGTAATACGTTGCTGTGGCTGACTACGTTTTGTAGCAGAATATTGTGGTTGAAAATCAGGAAAAGTAGCCATTATCTGTTAAGTAAACCTCCAGGTCTTTGTTGGTTAACAAGCTCTCCTTGAACAGCAGCAGCTATCAAAGCACCAAGTTCCTGTCCTCCAGCATCATCGCCTTGAACATCTGAACCTGATGCGTCTACATTAACAACAACATTGTTAGTACCGCCACCTCCAAGTTTATTATTTGGCACAACTGTTCCCGTAGATCTAGGAACAAAGAGTTCTGGCCCTTTTTCTCCTACAAGGAAAGATTTACCTCCTGCTGCTGTACCTCCTTTAGCTAACTTACCTCCTGTTAAGAAGCCTAATATACCACCGCCTTTGTTACCTGATGACCCAAGAATATCGCCAAATAGTGCTTGATTAAGGGCTAAATCTAAGAATCTATCAGCAACGTTATTAAGTAAGTCTCCAAGAGTTGATGTTCCTTTTATCAGACCAGCTATTCCATTTTTTATATCATTACCAATAGTCACGCTTAACTGTTCAAATGCAGAATTTATTTTTTTAGCATTTTGTTCAAATTCTTTTGCTGCTTTGCTTTTGTCAAATAATTGCTCTACAGTTAATTCTCCTAGCTCTAAAAGTTTGAGTTCTTCCGCAGTTAAGTTTTTCGTAATAGCTTCAATTTCTTTCTGTCTAGTAGCCTCTTCTATTCCTAAGATTTTAATTTGTTCTTGAAATGTTATTTGCTCTTTCATTTTATTAATTTTTTTCTGAGCAGTAGCAACTCTCTTAGCGTCAATGTCTAATAAGTCTTTAGCCGTTCCTGATTCTGTGTTTGTTCCTGATCCTCCAACAAATTTTGAATCTGGATTTACTTCTTTAACAAGATTAAATTTTCTTATTGCTTGTTGCCTTGTATTTGTTACATTCAAACCTTCAACATTTGTTCCTATTGGTGCTCTTAAAATTTTGTCAATCTGAGATTGATTAAGTGTATCTAAAACACCTCTAAAGTCTTTTATGAATTTATCTTCTGCTGGCCCAAAATTTACAGTTCCCATGTTTTTTCCAAGGGACACTTTATTTCCTTGATCTATTAATTTATTAATAAATTTAAGAATATTAGCAAGTGGGCCAGCTAATGCTATTTGAAGATTAAGGCTTATTTTTGTAAGTTCTTTATTTAATTCTTCAGAAGCCTTTCCTGCTTCTCTTAATTTGTCTGCTCCATCCTCTCCTAAGACTTGAATTAACTCTTCAGATACTAATGTTGCTAGTTTTTCTCTTTCTCCTAAAGTTTGTAAAACTTGTGCTCTAGCTGCTGCTTCTTTACTACTAAATAAAGATTTTTCTTTTAAAAGAGTAAAAGAACCATCGAGTGTATTTAAAGATTTACCTAGTTCAGTTATCCCGTTTACTATATTTGTTACTGTTTGAAGAGCAGCAGTAGCAACAAGACCTCCTGCAAAGCCTCCCATTTTTCCTGCAACTTTAGTTCCTGCAAAACCACCAGCAAAACCAGCAGCAGCACCTAATGGGCCTTGTCCAAATAATAAAGGAAACGCCCCAGAAATAGCTCCACTTGTTAGTGCTGACATATTACTTTTTTCGTCTGATCTTCCTCCTCCTCCAAACCCACCAAAACCACCACCTCGAGAAGCTCTTAAGATTTTTTGTTGTGTTAATTCCTTAGTTTGAGACTGTAATGCTTTTAATTCTAGTAAAGCTGCATCTCCTGATGCTTTTGCTAATTTAAATTTACCTTGAGAATTAGCCAACGCTGCTCTATTTAAAGCTCTACTTGCTTTATCTGTCTTTAATCCTGCTTCTTTTGCTTTTTGTATTTGATTTCCAATGCTTCTAACTCGAACCATTGAAGCTCTTTTCTTTTCTTGAATACCTAAAGATTGTTGTTCTAATCTATTGTTTTTATTTGCAGAGCTACCAGCACCTCTTTTATTTAAACTATCGACTTTGCTACTAACTTTATCTAAAAGTTTTGATAACTCTTGTACTTTTTTAAGACCTTTTACATTAATTTCTATATCTGCTCTAGTTGCCACGACTAAACAATAAAAGGTTACTTTATTCTAGCTTATCTTCTACGTTTTGCTTTTTCAAATTCTTTTTCTTGTTCTTCATTAATTACTTGAAAATATGAACTCCAACCTATTAATTCATCTAAAGTCATTTCTCTTACTTCCTTTAAACTTTTTCCCAATTCTTTTGCAACACCAAATTGCAACATCATTAAATTATCCCTCTTCAACTCAGCAGCTAGTCTTTTGGGTCGATCATTTCCTCTTCTTCTGTAATAACTGCAAGCATTAGTTTTTGTAAGTCGCTATCTTTGACTTCATTTTTTAATACATCAATCTCTCCTGCATTAAAAAGTTTTCTACCAGTTTCATCTAATGCTTTAGCAAGTAATAACTGTAAAGCAAAACTATTATTATCATCTTTAGATAATCTCTGTGCTCTATCACGTTCTGCCATAGTTAATGGACTTACATACATTTCAAAAATAGAACCATCAGATAATTCAACTTCCTTTTTTACAGGTTCAAGATTTGCAGCTTTTCTTAAACGATCCAATGCTGATAGGTTGCTTGCCATAAAATAAAATCAATATATTGATATTCTAATGCAAAACATGAAAAAACCCCAGATAAACTGAGGTTCGTTAACTTATGCTAATTTAAGCAGTCTTAGATAGGTCGAATGTAGGAGCAGCACTAGGTCTGAAGGCTATCTCTACAAGTTGTCCATCATCTGGGTTAACGTTGAAACTTGCAGAAGTAAGAATAATATCTGCCAAAATTGATCTACTTGCGTTTTGATCTACGTTAGCACCACTCATCTGACGATCAATGTACAATCTTACCTTTGCACCAGCTTGCTGACGTTGGATAACATCTTCAACCATTCTACTCGATAAAAGTGTGTCATCATCTGTTGAATAAACACTAGCAGAACCACTACCATCAGCGAAACCCGAGATGAATGTTCTAAATGGTGCGGTTTGAGTAACGGTTTGACCAATACTTGTTACGTCAATTTCTGCTCTGGTTATCTCAAAACTCCATTCTCTTACAGATCCAACAACTAATGGTGTAGTAAATGTAATGCTTGCAAAAGTTCCTGCTGTAAAAGTAGGTGCTGCTGAAGCTGTTAATGCTGCTCCTCCTGCTGTTGCAGAAAGTGTCATAACACCAGTTGAAGCATCATAAGTTTTTACAAAATGATCTCCTGCTGCAATACAGTTAGTTAATGTTGCTCCTGATGGATATGCAAGTGTTACTGTATCGTTAACTTTGTAACCCAACTGAGATCCTACAGTAATGTTTCCTCCTGATGAAGGAAAAGCTGTAGCTGCAAGAGTTGTTACACTTGTACCAGCAGGAGAATAATATAACGCTCCCGAAGTACCCGATAGAACTGTAG